CTCGAGCGAGTACGTGATCGGGATGGTCAGGCTGTACGCGGCGTTGGTCAAGCAGTCGTTACCAAGGTCCGGTGTGGTCGTGGTCGGCGTTCCGATGGCAGGTACCACCTTGCTGCAGTCATCCCAGGACGTCGACGGGTTGGACGTCGTGCCATCGCACAGGCGGATGCCGCAGTCTGGGCTGGGATAGGTCAGTCCGGAGTCCGCAGACGTCACGCAACCAAGAGACTTGTTGTGTGTGATGGTGAACGTGTACGAGCCCGTCTGCGTGAAGTTGCTGAACGAGTCGCACTCGAGGTTGCCGATCCCGGTCACGGTTATCTCGAGGGAAACCGTGACGTCGTATACCCAAGCCCCACCGACCCAAGCCCCGGCACTGGCTGACACTCCGGTGACGCTGACGGCCCAGTCGGTGGTGCTGCCGCTGCCGCCTGAGAAGCCAGTGACGTCTACCAAGTCGTCATTGTTCGCCTCGAGCCAGTCGTAGCACGGCTCAAAGCCGCAGCACGGGTCATCCGGCAAACAGTCGCCGCCGCAGCAACCTTCGACGTTGAACGTGTAGTTCGTGCAGTCTGAGTCAGTCCGGTCACCGACCGAGATTGGGCTGATCCGCCAGACACCGCAGTACGGGTCATCCGCCGGATTGCCGGTGTCCCAGCGATACACCGACCCGACGCCGAAGCCGCACGAAACGAAGTCGGCCGAGCCCATTTCTACGAGCTCGGCCGGTGCTTCCTGAAAACACGGGTGCAGGTAGTAGAAGAACGCCGGCTTAGTCGCGCAACAGCATTTCAGCAAGTTGCTCATACACAGGTACCAGCCAACTGGTTGGGATATTGGAACAGGACCCAGAACGACACGTTGGTGTCCGGGGCTCCAAGCGAGTCGACCATGCCGGCGGTCGGGGCCGACGCCAGGACAAGTGCACCGTTCGGCGCTGGCATGAACTCGAGGCCCGAGTACTCCGAATCGGCCAGACCGAACCACGTGGTGGTGGTGTTGTTCAACTCCCAGACGTTGTAGCCAGTGACCGTGTCGTTCGTGGTCTGAAACGGCTTGACGTCGCCGCTGTCGTATTCCAGATTGACCGGCCGTAGGGTGTACTCCCACTTGGGGCCGGGCTCGGTCAGAAGCCGCGTGGCGTCCGTGATCTCGTACAGGATCGGAGTCGAGGCGTTGTAGATCGGCGCTCTCATGCTCATGGGCAGGTCGCCGTAATTCCTACGGCCTCCCATTCCGCCGAGTTGATGCCGAGATCGCACAGGAAGTCGGCACCGGCCAAGTGCGGCTGAGACCACCAAACGTACTGGTTGTGCCTCCTCTCGGCGTTGTGAGGATTCACGTCATCGGCAAACGTCGAAAGGACCACACGTGGCACCTGGATGGCGTGCTTCCACGGGTGAGACCGGAACGTGTACGTCACGTTGTAGAGGCCCTTGTTCAGCGGCGAGCAGGTGATGCCGGCGAACAGAACGTGGCCGGTGTTCCCCATGAACCCGACGTTGCCACTGTTGCGACGGCCAATGTAGGCAGATGCAAGGGCAACCAGGTCAATCGCTCCGGTGTCTCGAGTGCCACCATCGAGCCAGATCGGTGCCGCTCGCTGAACCGTCATGGTAGTCGTCAGGATTGGCAGCGCGTACTGAATCGGCTGTCCGTTCCAATCGACCTGCTTGCCACCGATGTCGGACACGGCGTGCCAAACGGAATCGTTGCTGGCAGTCCATGCGTCAGTCGATTCCGTCACCATGTCGGTCGGAATTGTCGGTGCAATTCGGAACGCCGACACGTTGGCCGATCCGGCTTGCGTCGTCAGCTCGACATATGGCTCTGTCAGGCTCGCACGCTGAGCAAGTTCAAGACTGACACGGTAGACCCAAACCACATCAGAATCGCTGTTCGTGTTGTCAAGCCGCTCGACAGTCAGGCCGGACAGGATCCAGACCAACGGTCCGGGCGAGTAGGTTCCAGTCGGACCGGCATACTCGCCATCAATGCGAAGGTTGGCACCTGCTGCTTCGGCTGCAGCGATTGCTTCGAGAGAATTGTCGGGCGGAGGCGTTCCAACTGTGACACGCTTGTAGTAGCCAAAGAACGTGAAGTCCATCTTCCGCGTGTCGTTCGCGGTGTAGACCAGACGATCACCGGGCGTGTCGCTCCAGACAACTGCTGCGTGACTCATAGGGATGAAGCCCCTTCAACGACCTGGGGAGGTCTGCCGCCAAAGAACTCGAACACCCGATTGAAGAAGAACTCCGTAGACCCCACGTCCACGCCTTCTGTCATGCGGATCGTTGCTGCATACCTTGCCGCATCAATCCCGAGTTGAGCCCCGGATCTTCCGGTGACTTGTTCAATGACGGTGGCGGAACCGCTTTTGATCGCATCGGTGACCGATTCGGCGATTGCCGCACCAATGTCCTTCCAGACATCTGGGTTGAACGCATCTTCGGTCCAGAACTTGATGGCGTCGCCGAGTGCTGTCCCAAATGCGGCCAGACCTGAGTTGATCATTGGCAGGTTTTGTTCAAGCACACGGGCGAATTCTTCAGCCACAGGGAACAGGGCGTCACCTACAGACACTTTCAGCTTTGTGAGCTCGGCGTTCAGCGCTGGCGACACTGCAAGCATCTTTTCAAAGACTGCAGTGAGGCTACGAAGCCCGAGGAAAGCCGCACCCAGTCCAAGACCGGCACCAAGACCGGACATGGCCATGCCGCCCACACGACCGACGCCGGCAGTGATGCTGCCGCTGACACTCTTGCCGAGGCCACGCATTGCTCGAGCAAACGGCTTGGTGTCAGCTCCGACCGTGACCGTGGCGGTTGTTTTGGCCATTGATGAACCTTTCGATCTCGGCCGCCAGTTCCTGCGGCGTCTTCCTGAGCTTCACGCCGAAGACTCGAAGCACTTCGCGGAAGTCAACCCACAGCATGCCACGCACTTCTTGCGGCGAACAGTGCAGCCGACAGGCTACCGCCGCAATCACCCGAGGCCATTGGCTTCGAGCACCTCCGCTCGGCACGCCATGTACTCCTTTGCCGGCATGGCCAGCACCTCGTCGAGCGTCTTGCCGGTTGCCTTGGCGACCGCCAGCGGCTCCTGGTGGTGCTGCTCAGCCTGCTGGATGTCGATGATGTCCTGGACAGTCAGAAGCCGCATCAGGCAGTCCGCACGAAGGTCGAGGTGTACTGGATCGCGTTGTCGATCGAGCCAGAGATTTCGACCGACTCAGCACGGAACGTGCCCGAGATCGCGATCGTTCCAAGTGTAAAGACGCCAGAATCTCCGACGGTCACGACATTCTCGAGGTGCGTGACCGAGACCGAATCCGCCTCGGCAATGCCAGAGGCGTAGACCTTGAAGCTCGAACCGGCGTTGGTGATGTCAACGCGCGGAATCTCGCCCTTGGTGTAGGTAACGTCGACCACGCCCATGGCAGCGGCACCGCCGCCGTCGTTCCAAGACATGTCCGACCCGTTGAATGCTACTCCGGCCATCAGAGGCTCCCACAGGTGATGATGTATGACAAACTGGAGACGTACACGGGCTCCACGTCGGCACCCCGTGAGAACAGGTCAGTGGTTTCCGTTTCTCGAGACACGACCAGCGATGACGCTGCCAGGGCGGTCTCGACGTCAGCCGCCAGCGTCTCGACTTCGAGACGGGAATCGTGGAGGCAGTCGAACCGGAAGGCACAGTGCACCGGGGCCATGCTGCCGCCGGCGTACCGCGTGAAGTCGGCGTTGTCCATCGTGAAAATGACCGCCGGTATCAGCTCGCCTTTCTGCCGGATGTCAGCTGACACCGACACCCCGACCCCGTTAGTGACATGGGTCAGGGCGTCATAGACGTCTTCGATCACGGTTGAGAATGCGGTCATCCAAGCCCCTTCAGGTCAGCCTTGCGAAGCCGCCGCGGCGACACTTCAACCGCAGCCGCCACACCTCGAGCAAATCGGGTCTTGACGTCGGTCAGGTTCCGTTCAACTGCTTTGGTCATGAACTGGTTGCCGGGCAGACTAGTGCCACTGACGTGCCAGCCATGCTCCCAGAAGTTAGCCACGAAGTTGTAGTAGTCCGACGTCGTCTTGACCGACAGCAGCAGCGTGACGTCACCGATGCCGTCGGACCGGCCTCGCATGCTGTAGGCACCCTTCTTCTTCACGCCGGCACGGTAGGACCGGATCTTCCGACGCTTGCCTTTGACGGTGTACTCGGTGATGCCGCCGCGACCGGTCCGGGTTGCCCTGGCTGCTCGGCTAATGCCTTCGGCTGACAGCTTCCGGGCTTCCTCCCGGGCCGGTTCCAGTGCGAACTCGGCAACGGTCTTCAGGGCATTCCGAACCCCGTACTTTCCGGCCTTCTCAAGGCGTCGGACGTCCTGCGGCGTCAGTTGCAGCTTGACCGGAATCTCGACCTGGGCAAACTGCTTGCCCATCTGCATGAACTTGCGAGCACGCTTGTATTGGTTGAACTCGCGTTCGCCAAGGCTTCCGAAACCCATTACTGGCCAAACCTTTCTGCCGTCACCTCGAGCACGCGGCGGCGGCCGTCAAGGTCTCGCACGGTCCTCACGTCCCAGTCCGATCCGTTCCACGTGGCACGCCAGTCGACGGCAACCATGTCGTTGTAGGGGAGTCGAAACTGGACGACGTCCGATCCGGTCTGCACCTGATCGTATTCCTCGGCCTTGCGGCTGCTGAGGATCAGGGCGTCGCATCGGACCGCAAATTCGGTGGTGTATGTGATGGCCTTCTGCCCAGCACCGTCAGTCGTCGGTGTCGGGCTGCTGAACACGACGCGATGCGTGTACCGGCCTCGGCTCACATCATCCCCTTCTGGTACATGCCGACAATGGCACGCACTGAGAACGGCACCGTGTACAACGACACTTCTTCGACCGTGCTGCGGTTCATGAAGAAGTGATTGCCTAGGGCGAAAACGGCGGCCTTGACGTCAGGCGTCACCGCTGCGGCCGCGACTGCAAACGTTCCCGTATATCGGTAGTTCTGTCGGAAGTCACCGGTGTCGGTGACCCTGACGACGTACTCACCAAGCGTACGGGTCAGGAACCAGTCAGACGTGACGGTGGCAGTCGTGGTGCCGTCCGGAGCAAGCCTGCTCACGCTCGACAGTGCGACGATGCCGCCGCCAACCGGAACAGAGGCCACCATCTGGTACCAGTCCAGGGTGAACGTCGTGTTCCGGGTGTAGAACTGCGTCACATGCTCCCAGTACGTAACGGCCGTATCCAGAGCCCTTTGCAGGGCAGGATCGTCGTCGGTGTAGCCAATGCCGACGTGATCGCGAAACTCGGAGAGCTGGAACGCGTGTGCGGATTGGGTGGTGATCTGGAGCATGCAAATCC